TTCGTAGCCACGAAGCCTTTGACTCCATCTGCTACTACACCTAATAATGGTTTTGCTAATAGTTGCCACATAATTATATTGCCTCTGTTATACCACCACCTGGCATGCTTTGCAACATCTGAGTAAACATCCATTGGTTTTTTGGTTGGTTATTATATTTATTAGCTTCTTTTTGAGCTAATATTCGTGCTATTGGTGAATCAGCGTTTCTATTTTTATACATCCAATTTCTTTTTGAATAACGACCATATGGATTACCATATTGAGATGAACCCCAGCCACTGCCGCCACCCCAGCCCCAGCCACGGCCACCGCCACCGCCACCGCCGCCTGATTGACTTATGTCAATTAAATTGCTTTGTCGCATTATTTGTTTATAAAATTTACTTAAAGGATGACTTCCAGATTCAATATCAGAATAAGTTCCAGTTCCAAATTCTTTTGAGTTTCCTGCTTCTGGTCCTCCTAAAATAGAACCTTCTGTTATCATTTTAAGAAGTTCCACAGGAATATTAGGGCCCCCTTTGTAACCAAAAAATTCTAAAACTTTTGGATCTATTCCTTCTAAAATTTTTGGATCAAATTTAGTAAAAGCGTAACCTGTTTCACCAGGTGTTGCAGTTCCTGGTCCATAAACTTGATTTGGTGGAGTATAAGTATCTTTTAGATCTTGATAAATATTGTTAGCACCAGTTTGTACTTCACTTTCCCACGAATCATCATATCCTGCATCAGGATTACTATAATAATTATTAGAAGAACCACTAGAAGAACTATTATTACTAACACCATGACTTGTGCCTGTACTATAATTGTAACCGCTTGAGGAAGCGTCTACGTTTCCACTACTATCTCTCCAATCGTAACCCGGCATTAGTTGTTTTCTATTAGGATTCCTTGAAGTATTCCATTTTGAATTATTTCGTCCATGGTTCCTCCTGTTTCATCCATCATTGTCATTACCCATTCAAAAGGTGTTAAATCTGGATTTTCATTTATAAAAGAATATTTATTATTAAATGATTCTTCTAGAAATTCATCTCCACCAGGAAAAGCATCCTCTATCATGGTCATCAAGTTGTTATCTTCAGGGAAAGGTGGTTTTTGTTTTATTACAATATCATTAACTATGTCATCCTCAAGTACTTCTTCCACGTCAGTTGGTATATTATCCTCTAAATTAAATTTTCCTGCTCTACCTTCATCTCTTAATTTTTGTATATTAAATTGTGGAGGTATTTGAGAATTTTCTAGGTATATGTCAAAAATATTAAGACCATCACCACTACCTGATAAGTTTAATTCAGGCTCCATAAAACCACTATAATCCATAGGTGTTTCTTGCATAAATTCCCAATCTTCAGGAATATTACTATCTCTTACTACACCAAAAGCATCACTACGAGGTCTAACAAAACGTTGTAAAAAGCCTAATCCTTTTGGTACAGAGCGTCTTCTATAATAAGGATCTATGTTCGCTTCTCCTAAAAAATCACCTGAAGAAAAAATACCGGATGGTGAATACATTGCATTTAAACCTTGCCCCCATAAACTTTTATAATAAGCATCATCTGGTTTAGGTTTTTTACTTCCTAACGAAGAAAGTATTTTTCCACCTATAGTATTTGAGGCGATTTTATCTATAAGATATCCTAATCCTTTAGCTTCAGTATTAGGTGCATATCTTTTTTTCTGTGCAATAGGTTTAACAAAACCTTGTTGTCTAAATTTATCAAAAACATCACGACCAGCGCTAGATAGTGTTAGTCCTATTCCGCCGTCTGTACCTGTAATAGGTTTTCCACTAGACGTAACAGGAAAATATTGATTGGCTCCTTCATTACCACCCATACCACGTACAGCCGCATACGCGCCTTGCCTGTTTAAGGCATTGGCGCGTGAACGGTGATATTTTGCAGCATCTTTATCACCACGTCTTAAAGCGTCACGTTCCATATGGAAACGTTGTCCTGCGCGTGAAGCAGCTTGTCCTGCTCCATAAAGTGCTCTTTGCTGGTAATCAGTCCAATTGGCCATTAACCACCTATCATTGAATTAAGCACAACAAGAACGATAATTGCAACGATGCCGGCCTTGATCCAGTCCTTCATCCCCCAATCGCTCCATTCTTTTAAGTGTGCCCATAAATCTTTCATTAAGTTCATGTTACCTCCTATTTTTTCTTCATTTTCATCGAACCACCTTTACTTAGGCGTTTCGTTTTTCCACCTTTTTTCAGCATATTGACCTTTTGTCCAGTGTTTTTTGCATGCATTTGTGCACTTCTAACACCGGCTGATGTGTATGGAAATTTTTGGCTTCCTACTTTTGGCATGTTTCCTCCTTAATGTATTGTTGGCTTAGGATAATCCCTACCAAACTCTTTAATCATTTCTTCTGTTGCCATAATACTATCAGCAACAGCTTCAAACATTTGTATTGTATCTGCCGGTCCTAATGACTCTATATACATATTACGAGTAACTGCCATTAGCGCTGAACAAACTAGCATATGATCTTCCATATCGTTAATTTCGCTTCTAGCAGCATCCTCAATTCTTTGCATAGCTTCACTTATTTTTGTTAGTCTTTGCTTCATTTCTTTTGGCATTTTCCCTCGCTATCCTTTCTGCAGATTGATCTTTCATTGCTTCACGCGCTGAGATCATATTTTCTTTTAAAATTGACATTGCGTCTACGTTTTCCTGCTTTTCAGCATCTGCCGCAACTTTCATCAATTCTAAACTTGTATCTGCTTCTAGTTTATCTCGTTCTAGATCCATCTTTTCTGAATCCATTGCAATATCTTTAGCTAGTCTAGCTTGTGTTTCCATAGCTTTCAAGTCAATTTCTTGTTGCTTTAATCTTACTAATGGATCTTGAGGCTCTTTACTCATACGAGCTTCTTCCTCTTTAGCTAATCCTGCAGTTAACTGCGCTTCAATCTGTGCTTGTTTAGCAGCCATCTGGTTTACTACCTGTGCTTGCTGTTGTTCAATTTGTTGCATCATTTGAGGATTCTGTTGTGCCTGTTGCATTGCTTGCTGCAATTGTTGTAATTGCTGACCAAACTC